AACTTATACGCCTCTTGGTGTTGAATTAATGGTAACTGGTGAAAATGCCGGTACTTGGGGAACAAAGACTAATACAAATTTACAATTATTTGAACAAATAACTGGTGGATTTAAAGTTCAAACTTTAAACGCTGGTGGAGCTGGTGCTAATACTACAGCTTTAGCTGTTTCAGATGGATCTACTGGTGCAACTCTTGCAACAAGAGTTATTATTTTAGGAGCAGAATCTCCTGAAACAATTTCAGGAAATAAAATTGTAACTCTTCCTAACGATGTAGAAAATTTTTATTTTATTAAAAACAGCACAAGCGGTTCTTACACAGTACAACTTAAAACAGCCAGTGGTTCAGGAAATACTGTTACTTGGGCAACAAGTGATAAAGGTTGGAAAATTATTTATGCAGATGGGGCTACTAGTAACCCTAATGTAGTAGAGATTGTAGCTGGTGGATTACCAGGTGGATCAGATACAGAAGTTCAATTTAATAATTCAGGATCCTTTGGTGGAGATTCAAATTTTGTTTGGAATTCATCTACTGGATTAAACATTGGAACTTCGAAAGAAATAAGATTACAGGACGACTCAGGTGGTCAATACATAGGTCAGAAAGCCGGCAATAGCACCACGTCTTATACTTTGACGTGGCCAACAGGCGTAGCAGGAGGAAACGGCTACGTTTTAAAATCAACAACAGGTGGAGTTTTATCATGGGCTGAATTAGAAGCCGGTGGAACATCATGGCAATCAGTTAAAACAGGAAACTATACAGCGTCAGCTGGTGAAGGTGTATTCTGTAACACTACTGCCGGATCGTTTACTTTGACTCTCCCTTCATCACCAACAATCGGCGATGAAGTTTCGTTTATAGACTATGCAGGTACTTTTGACACTTATGCTCTAACTATTGGAAGAAACAGTGAAAAAATCAATGGAGCAACTGCAGACTTAACAGTTGCAGTAGAAAGAGCCGCAAACACTTTAGTCTATACAGATGGGACTCAGGGCTGGTTATTGAAGAGTAAATAATCATGGCATCATATAAAGAGACAGTTGGGACAGCGGTTGTCAACTACGCTGGAAATTATCCAGGAGCCGTGGACGGTGAGTTATGGTACGATAGCACTAACAAAGATTTCAAATATCAATACCCAGCCGTAACAGCAGCTGGTTCTTGGAGAACTGCAAATAGTTTAGGAACTGCAAGATATTATCAAGGTTCAGCTGGTCTTTATACTAGTGGAATAGTTTTTGGAGGAGAGGCAAATCCACCAACATCAATAACCGGAGCAACAGAAACTTATGATGGAACAAGTTGGACTGAAGTCAGCGATTTAAATACTGCTAGATATGCAGTAAAAGGTGCCGGAGCTAGTAGCACATCAGCGATAGGGTTTGGTGGTAATGCATCTCCTGGTAATACAGGAGTAACAGAAAGTTGGAACGGTTCTAACTGGACTGAAGTTAATGATATGAATACAGCTAGAAGATATTTTGGTGGTTTTGGTGCTACAAACGATAGTGCTATAGCCGCTGGAGGATATACAACAACTAACGTTACAGTTACTGAATCATGGAATGGAACTAATTGGACTGAGGTTAATGATATGAATACAGCTAGAAGAGGATTGGCTAATGCTGGAGCTAGTAATACTTCTGGTTTAGTTGCTGGTGGAGGTCCGCCAGCTACAGCTGCTACTGAATCTTGGAATGGAACTAACTGGACTGAAGTTAACGATTTAAATACTGCTAGAGCATATTTTGCTGGAAATGGCACACAAACATCAGCTTTAGTTTATGGTGGTACTACCTTCCCAACTAGAAGAGCTGAGACAGAATCATGGAATGGAACTAATTGGACTGAAGAAGCAGATTTAAGCACAGCCAGAGATGGTGGTGCAGGATTTAATAATACAAATAATAGCAACGCTGTATATGCTGGAGGACACAATGGAACTACAAAAGTAGCAACTACAGAAGAATGGACAGGTGCAGGTCAACCAGTCGGAGCTTGGGCTACAGTTAACAGTTTAAATACTGCTCGAAGTGCATTTACGGGTTCAGGAACTACATCAGCTGGTATTGTATTTGGTGGTATTACAAATCCAAATACTTATGAAGGAGATACAGAAACATATAATGGAACTAATTGGACAGAAGTTAATGATTTAAATCAAGTAAGATATTATTTAGCTGCTGGTAGTGCAGCACCACAAACAGCTGCTATAGCTTTTGGTGGAGGTAGAAGTGGCCCAGATGTTGTCTATGGTAATACAGAAAAGTGGAATGGAAGTAACTGGACAGAAGTTAATGACATGAATACTGCAAGATATGACTTAGCTGGAGCAGGAACACAAACATCGGCTTTAGGTTTTGGTGGTTATGTTGGTCCTCCAAGAGTTGCTCTTACAGAATCTTTTAATGGAACCAATTGGACTGAAGTAAATGATTTAAATACTCTTAGAATGGGGCTTGGCGGAGTTGGACCAGACAATACATCAGCTTTAGCTTTTGGTGGTACTCATCCATCTGCTCATGCTCTTACAGAATCTTGGAATGGTACTAACTGGACAGAAGTAAACGATTTAAATACGGCTAGAGATTCAGGTGGTAGTATAGGAACTGTAACATCAGCTTTATTTGCTGGTGGATTTATTCCTCCTTTTAGCGCAAAAACAGAAGAATGGAATGGTGTTAGTTGGGTAGAAGTTGCTGATATAAACACTGCAAGAGGTTATAAACCTGGTAATATGGGAACTACAACATCAGGATTAATAGCGGGTGGTCAAACAGCACCTGGTCAAGCTAATATAACAGGAGCAGCAGAAGAATGGAGTGGAAGTTCAACAACAACTAAGGTACTATCAGATTAATCAAAGGAGGAAACTATGGCAAAAACATATCAATACTGTGTAGCAGAAAACTGGGGAAAGGGTTTCATCGATCATGATGAATCTCACAGAATCACGTTTAAAGGCTATCCTGGTAATGTTTGGCAAGTTCCTGCATACAACAAACACGGTAATCTTTGGATTGCTAAAGTTGCAGGTGCTGTAAAAACAAAAGACGAGGCACAAGCGATTGTTGATGCAGAGGTTCAAGCGGCACAAGCTGCTTGGGATGCGCAATCAGATGAAGAAAAAGCTGATAGCATAAGACCTGCTGACATAACATTGGAGGAGTAAAAATTTAAATGGCTGAGTATAAAGAAATACATGGCACAAAAATTCGGAACTATACGACTAATCCCGATAATCCGATAACGGGAGAGGTGTGGTATAACGATACTGATAATGTATTAAAGTTTCAATATCCTACTACGACTACATCTGGTTCGTGGAGAAGTGGTAATAACATGAATACTTCAAGAGAAAATGTAGCTGGATCAGGAATATATACAGCAGCTTTAGGATTTGGAGGATATGCATCGGGTCCCGGTGCTCCTACAGGTGATACTGAGTCTTATAATGGAACAAGTTGGACAGAATTAAATAATTTAAATACAGCCAGAGCAAGTTTAGGAGGAGCATTAAATGCACCTAATACAGCAACTTTAGGTTTTGGTGGAATAGCTCCACCTGGTGCAACTTATAAAGCTGTTACAGAAACTTGGAATGGAAGTAACTGGACAGAAGTAAACGATTTAAATACTGCAAGAGCTTTAATGGGAGGAGCAGGATCATCTAATACTGCTGTTTTAGCTTATGGAGGAAATATACCACCAACAACTACAGCTACAGAACTTTGGAATGGAACAAACTGGACTGAAGTAAACGATTTAAATACTACTAGAAAAGAACTTGGAGATGCTGGAACATCAACTGCTGCTTTAGCTTTTGGTGGAGAAGGAGGAGGAGTAGCATATGCTGTTACAGAATCTTGGAATGGAACCAACTGGACAGAAGTAAACGATTTAAATACTTTACGAGCAGCATTAGGTGGAGCAGGAACTCAACCAGCTGCATTAGCCATAGGGGGAAGAGCTCATAATGGTGATTTACCGCCTGCAAATAAAACAGAAGTTTGGAATGGAACTAACTGGACTGAAGAAGGAGATTTAAATACAATAAGAAGATCAATGGGTAGTTGTGGAACAACTGCAAATGCATTAGCATTTGGTGGAAATACTGGATCACCAACAACAGCAACAGAAGAATGGACAGGTTCAGGTGCACCAGTTGGAGCTTGGGCTACAGCTAATAGTATGAATACCTCTAGACAAGCTTTAGCAGGTTGTGGAATAGCAACAGCAGCTTTAGCAGCAGGTGGAGACAATCCATCTTTATCACCTGAATATCTAGATCTTTGTGAAAGTTATAATGGAACTAACTGGACAGCTGTAAATACTTTAAACACTGGAAGAAGAATGTTAGGTCTTGCAGGCACAAACACTTCTGCTTTAGCTTTTGGTGGAGGAACTCCGCCTCCAGTAACAGGAGCAACTGAAAGTTGGAATGGATCTAACTGGACTGAAGTAAATGATTTAAACACTGCTAGAGAAAGATTAGGAAGTGCTGGGGCCGATAACACTTCAGCTTTAGCGTTTGGAGGTGGACCTCCAGATACAGCAGACACAGAAGTTTGGAATGGATCTAATTGGACTGAAGTTAATAATATGAATTCTGGAAGAAGAGAATTAGGAAGTTTAGGAATAGCAACAGCAGCTTTAGGTTTTGGTGGTGGACCACCTCCTTCTCCTACAGCAAATACAGAATTATGGAATGGAACTAATTGGACGGAAGTAAACAATTTAAACACTGCTAGATATGATCTTTCAGGAGCTGGAATAACAACTTCAGGTTTAGGTTTTGGTGGTAGCACTGGAAGTGCTTCTGGTAAAACAGAAGAATGGAATGGTGTTAGCTGGGTAGAATTAGCAGATTTATCCACTGCAAGACAACAATTAGGAGAAGCAGGAGCAAGTGGAACATCAGCTTTAGCTTTTGGTGGTGTAATAGCTCCTGGAGCTAATACAGCAGTAACAGAAAAATGGAGTGGCTCAACAACAACAACTAAAACGGTAGACACGGATTAATTATGGCAACATACAAAGAAATACGAGGAACACAAATTGAAGCGGTAGCAACCGATCCATCAAATCCTGTTGAAGGACAAGTTTGGTATAATACAACTTCTAATGCTTTAAAAGGTAAAGCAGTTACTGCTGCGGGAGCTTGGTCAACAGCTAATGCTTTAAATACAGGTCGATATGCAGGAGGTGGTGCAGGAATCACGACTGCTGCTTTATATGCTAGTGGAACTGCTCCTCCTGGTGATGCTCCTCAAACAGAATCTTATAATGGAACTAATTGGACTGAAGTTAATGATGTTAACAATGATAGAAATGGTTTAGAAAACCAAGGAGTAGGAACTCAAAGTGCTGCTATGATATTTGCTGGATATGATGATGCTGGAAATGGAGTATCAGATACTGAACAATGGAATGGAACAAACTGGACTGAAGTAAATAATGTAAACACAGCAGGTGGATATGGTGGCGGTGCTGGAACTTCAACAGCTGCAGTATTTGCTGGAGGTTTTCCTGGTCGTAACGCAGTAACAGAAAATTGGAATGGAACAAACTGGACGGAAGTAAACGATTTAAATACGGGCCGATATAATATAGGTTCTTCAAATGCTGCACCTTCAACAAGTATGATAGCTTTTGGTGGAGGTCCGCCTAACACGGGAGCAACTGAACAATGGAATGGAACAAATTGGACAGAAGTTAATGATATGAATACAGCTAGAAATGCTTTATCTGGAGCAGGAGTTTACGCATCATCAATAGGATTTGGTGGAAACCCTTCAGGTTCTTCTGTTGGATTAACAGAAGAATGGAATGGAACTAATTGGACTGAAATAGCAGATATGAATGTATCTTCAGTTTATAGAGGTGCTACAGGTTTGACAAGTGCTGCATTAGCAATGGGATCATCTGTTTCACCATATGCTCAAACTGAATTATGGACAGGTGCAGGTGTAAATCAAACAAGAACATTTACAGACAGTTAAGACTTGTAATATATTTTAGATAGTGTATATATAAGAAACAACTATAAAGGATAAAGCTATGAAAAAAGATGTAAAAGAAGTAATACAACAAGAAGAACCCCATTTAAATAATTTATTAACACAAGAAGATCTATCATCATTTAAAGGTATGGTGGACGAACTTAGAGACACTTGGACTAAAAAACAAATGTTTCGAACAGAAACAGAAGCAAGATTTTCTGTGTTACAAGACAATAGATACCCAACTAAAGCTTCAAAATATTGGCAATGTGTAAGAGAACAATCTAGTTATTTAGATAACCTTATGGCTTTGTCATTTGATTATAGAAGAAACGAAGCAAAAATTAAATGGTTAGAGGGTAAAATAGAAAAAGAAGAAGATGAATATAAAGCAACTAAATATAAAATAGATTTAGACGAATGTAGGTTTGGTAAAGCTTCTATGGAAAAAGTTGCAAAACATAGAATGCGTGAAATTAAAATGTGGTCTATGTTAAAGAAAGAATTTAATGATGGATCATTTAATGATAAAGATGTTAACGTCCATCAATTAGAATCTTATGGTTTACAGTATCATGAAAAAGCAAAAACATTAAATCAAAACTCTAGTGAAGCTGAAATATTTAATGTAATGGGTCAATTACAATCACTACAAAGAATTAAAAAATCTGGTGAATTAGAAAATAGTTATCAAAAGAAAGAAGAATTAACCCAACATGGAAAACCAAAGCCGTAAGTTATTTTTTTTAATTGCATTACCTAGATCTGGAAATACTTTATTTGCAAGTATTATGAATCAGAACCCTGAAATAGCCACAACAGCTAATTCTGTAACTTTAGAAATAATGAAAAATATTTATGCAATAAAGACAATAGATACTTTTCAAAACTTTCCTGATCACAAGTCTTTAGATAATATTTTAGATAATGTGTATAATTTATATTACAAAGATTGGCCTCAAAGAATAATTATAGACCGTGGACCTGTACTAACAAGTGGTACTCCTGGAAACTTTGAACTAATAAAAAAACATTTTAAATATGAATTTAAATGTATTATTTTATTAAGAGATTTAATGGACGTGTTTGCAAGTTATATGCAATGGTATACAGAAAACCCAGATTCTTTTGTAAATAAATTAGGAAAAAATGATGAAGAAAAATTATTAGCTTTAATGAATACAAATGGTGCTATCGTAAAAGAAATTAAATCTATTCAAACTGCATATAAATATCCTCAAATATGTCATTTTGTAAAATATAATGATATAGTTGCAAACCCTGAACAAGAGTTTAGAAAAATATATAAATTTATAGATGAACCTTATTTTAACCATCGTTTTGATAATTTAGACCAAGTAAAAATAAATGGTTTATGTTATGATGATAAGGTAGTTGGAAACAATATGCATAAACTGTTTGCTGGGCCAGTTAGAAAAGTATATAATCCGTATATAGAAAAAATTCCAGAAAGGATAAAAAAAGAATATGGACATATCCGATTTTAAATTTGATTTTGTATTTTTAGGTCAATCTGTTTTAAAGTATCAAGTACCGCTAGATATATTTAATTCTATTAACTATATTTATGAAACTAATTTTCATAACCTTGCACCAGCTAATGGTCAGTTAGTAGGTAAAATTGAAAATGAACATTCATTGTTTTATCATGGGGCTGACCAAACTAAAATGAAAAATCATAATAGATTACCAAGGGATGTAACACATTATTTTATGGAAATGTTTAAACATTATTTAACATTTAATAAAATAAAAGATTATGATTTACATCTTAATTCTATTTGGGTTAACGAAATGAAACAACATGAATATAATCCAGCGCATGTACATAGAGGTATGTTATTTACTGGTCTATCAAGTGTAATGATTTTAAAATTACCTTCTACTTTTGGTAAAGAGTATTCAGCAAATCAAGTTCAACAGAATGGTAGACTACAAATATTAGGTGCAGCTAACGGACAGTTTGCTAAAATAGATTATCAACCACCCATGGACCTTAGAGATTTTTATATATTTCCCTATGATATGAGACATTGCGTTTATCCTTTTAATGGAACAAATGAAACAAGAAGAACACTAGCTGCAAATTGTGATGTACAATTTGACCCTATAAAAAATAGAGGTATAGCATAATGGATAAGCAATATTATATAGATAATCACATTGGTTTATTTAAAAATTTTATGCCAAACGAATTAATAGATGACTATGTAAATTATTTTAACAAGTGTGAGCAACAAGGTGCAGTGTATCCTAGACGAGAAGATGAGATGTTAGTATCAGATAATGCAATAGATACTATAAGAGATACTAATGTTGCAATGACTTACAATAACAAACCGTTTATAGATATGTTTTTTAAAGAAGTATATCCTATTTATGTTCAAAAATATTCTTATTTAAAAAAATTGGCCACACATAATATACTAGAAGTTAAAATACAAAAAACTAAAGTTGGTGAAGGTTATCATTTTTGGCATTGTGAGAATGCTGAAATGAAAGCAAGAAATAGAATATTAGCTTTTATGGTTTATCTTAATGATGTAACCGAAGGTGGAGAGACAGAATTTTTATATCAAAAATGTAGGTTTAAACCTGAAAAAAATACTATGTTAGTTTGGCCTTCACAATTTACACATGTTCATAGAGGTAACCCTCCTCTATCAAATGATAAGTATATAATAACAGGATGGATAGAATACGGATATTAATATGATAACAGAACCACGATGGAAATCTTACATAGTAGAAACTACACAACCAATCTTTACACCTAAACAATGTCAAATGATTATTGAAGCAGGTAGAAGCGAACCTAGAAACGATGCACAAGTTGGAAGTGATAAAGGTATTAAAGGTGGAAAGATAGATACGAAAACTAGAACCTCACACATTAGTTGGATACCTTTTAAAAAAATGGCGGACATGTATAAAGACATTGAACGTATTATGAAAACTACTAACGGTAATCATTTTGGTTTTGACGGAATGACTATAACTGAAATGGCACAATATACAGAGTATCCAGAAGGTGGATTTTATGAATGGCATGTAGACAATGATGTAAACTGTGCACACGAACCACCTGTAAGAAAAATATCTATGACTTGTTTATTATCTCCTGAATCAGAGTTTGAAGGTGGTGATTTAGAATTAGGATCAGAAGGTAAAGTTGCTAAAATAAAACAAGGACATGCTATTTTCTTTGCATCATTTATTAGACATAGAGTTAAACCTGTAATACGTGGTAACAGAAAATCTTTAGTAATGTGGTTTGGAGGTCCTCCGTTTAAATGATGATTAAAGCTGCATACTTCCCAACAATTATATATGCTAAAGATGTTAACCTAGATAACAGACTTTTTGAAAAAGCTGTAATTGATTGGTCAAATAAAGACAAAGGAATTAAACGAACTAATATGAAAGGTTGGCATAGTACAACCGAGATGCACAAGATACCTGTGTTTAAACCTTTAGTTGATGAATTATTTAAAATGCAAAATGAAATATTTCAAGAAGAGTGGTTAGAAAGTGAACCTATTATTGGAAATATGTGGGCTAATATAAATCCACCGGGAGGGTATAATAGACCACACGTACATCCCAATAGTCATTTTAGTGGAGTATACTATATTAAGGCCCCTGAAAATTCTGGACAAATAGTATTTAATGAACCAAGAGCAACAGCACACATGGTTATGCCAAGAAGAAAAGAAGGTCAACCACCCTCACATTTGTGGCGAGAAGTTCGAGTAAACCCATTAGAAGGTAGAATAATTATATTTCCAGCTTGGTTGTGGCATTGTGTTGAACCTAATGAATCTAATGATATAAGGATATCTGTGAGTTTTAATTTTATACAAAAAGGATTTGATGTTTAGAGACTACAAATACCAAGTAATTAAGAAAGCATTATCTTATGATATAGCTAATTTTATATTAAATTATTTTTTACTTAAAAGAGATGCAACAAGATTTATGTATGAAAATAATATACACTCACAGTCCCCGATACTTGGAACATGGGCCGATCGACAGGTGCCTAATACATATTCTTGTTATGCAGATTTTGTAATGGAAACTCTTATGGTTAAAATGCTTCCTGTAATGAAGCAACACACAGGTTTAGATTTAATACCTACTTATTCTTATGCTAGAGCTTATAAAAAAGGAGATATTTTAAAAAGACATAAAGACCGACCTAGTTGCGAAATCTCAACTACCCTTAATTTAGGGGGTGATCCGTGGCCTATATTTATAGATGGCACAGGTCAAGATAATGTTATAGATGAGTATAAAAATATACATAAACCTAACGCTCCCAAAGGCACTAAAGTCCTACTTGATGTTGGCGATATGCTAGTATATAGTGGATGTGAATTAGAGCATTGGAGAGAACCGTTTGAAGGTAATACTTGCGGACAAGTATTTCTTCATTATAACCATGTAAATGGTCCTTTTGCTGAAAAAAATAGGTTCGACAAAAGGCCGATGTTAGGA